CCTGCTGATCCGGGTCGAGCTGCGCAAACTGGTCAGACTCACGGGCGCTCACGCGGGGTGTGCTCATGTGTTGCTCGCTTTCATGGTGTTTGCATACCTTGCGCCGCGAGCAGCGCCGACAGCGCCCCGCTCAGCTGGCTGGGACCGTATGAGTTGGCAGGCCCGGAGTTAACCTGTGTGGTGGAGGAGGGCAGCTGCACCCCACTCATCAGCGCTTGCGCGTTCTTGAGCTGGGTCCATGGGTCTGTGCGGGCAAGGTTGGCGTTGTTCAGCGCGGTGTCGTAATCGGTCTGTTGCAGCGTTTGCTGCTTGTTACCGACCCCCATTAACCGATCAATGTCGGTGTTGTTCAACGTCTGCCACGTCTGCGCCAGCGCCCCGCCGTTGTCCGCTGCCGTGTTCAGCGCGTTCACAGCACCTGAAGCCCCGCTCAGCGCTGTCTGAGCCTGGAGTTGTCCTTGCTGTTGGATGCGGTTGGCGTCGCCGGCCAGGGCATCCTTCACCATGTTGCCGCCAGACAGCGCAGCTTGTGTCTGCATCTGCTGTTGCTGCTGCGCGCGGTTGGCGTCACCTGCGAAGATACCGGCGCTCGCGTTCCAGCCCGCCTGCAGCGCGCTGGACTGCTGCCCGGTAATGTCGTTGGCGGCCTCCACACCAGCGCGACTCAGGATGTCCGCGTTGCGCGTAGACCCAAACTGTCCTGCTCCAATCATTGCGTCCTGGATGCCGGGCATGATGTTGTTCTGGAAGTTGCGCTGCCCCAGCCGTGCAATGTTGTCCACAACCGCCGTGGTGTACGGGTTCATGTATTGCTGATACCGGGTAGTCCAGTCCTGAGCGTTGCCGCTGGCGGCATCCTGGGCGCCTTGTGCCCAGGGTTGCACCGCGTCTGCCGTGGTCATGGCCGGGGCGCCCACGGCGCCTTGTGCATAGTCGATGAACTTGGCGGCGGTGGGAGCGATTTGTGACGTCGCGCCAGTGGCCTGCGCTAGTGGTTGCTGCCAAGCGCCCACGCTTCCACGGGTCATGTCGAACGCACGGGTTTGGTCCTGATTGAAACCTGCTACGCTGGCTGTAGGGAGCGGCTGTTGGTTGAGGTTTTGGGCAAGATCTATGCCGCTTTTGCCCAGCTTGCTAGTGTAGTCCTGGTACCAGGCAGGCAAGTCTTTGTTCGTGACGGCTGCGGTTTCCACCGCAGGGCCAACTTGTCCGGCTGTGATGCTCATGCTGCGCCTCCTGTTAGATATTCTAGCGGGCCCTTAGCCGGGGGTGCAATGTCGTCGTCTGGGGCGTCACGCTTGTGGGCGCGTAGACTCTCACGCAGTTCGTCTAGGCGTTGCGCCCCGGCAGCATTATTGCCGTCACCCAGCATGGAGACAGACTCCGCGTCAAAAATATACTCGCCCGGTGAGACCATTGCTTGCACCTTGTCGCTTTGCCCGCTCTCGCTGCCAGGTACCAGTCCTGGCCCTTGAAACATGGCGCTGAGCGGGCCTGAACCATCTTCTGGCTGTATCGGCGCGCCCATCACCGGACCACCCTCGGCATAGCGACGTCCGGGTTGCACAGTCGAAGGCATACTCGCGGCCGGCAGCGTAGTGAGCTGATTGCCAGCACGCATTGGCGCCATATTTAGCGCGGCAACGCTGGGCGCGTTAGAGGGCAGGGAGGCAAGCAACTGGGCCGGGCTCCTCGGGCTGTAGGAGTTGCCTCCCATCAACGACGCCGCCGCCCCGCCCAAGCCCAACAGCTGAGCCCAGTTCACAGAGCCGTCTTTCTTTGTGAGTCCCAAGGACTTAAACAGCCCAGACAGTGCGCCACCGTCATTGCCACTGGTGCCACCATAAGTGCCGCCAACCCCTTGCGGGATTGGTGATCCGTAGTTCCCGTCTCCGTAGTCTACATCTACGGGCACGTCAGCGTCTGTAGGCCAAGAATCGCCCCAGTTGCCTGCATTCGCTTCATCGGCCATGTCGCCGAGTCCGCCGTCCCAATCATCTTCCGCTAGTCCTGAAGGCATATGGTCACCTCACTGCGCCTATAAATTGCCTGGCCCAATCGGACCAGGTGTCAAATCCATCGCCTGATGGAATGTTCATTGACACAAGTTCAGGCACGTAGAACAACGCGCACACCCAGGTCTTCCAGCCATCATCCGTACCGATTGGAGCGGCCACGCCATACGGTGCCAACTGCTCAGCTACAATGGCGCCCCAGTCAGAGAATTTTAACCCGTCCGGCTGGGGGATAGTTACGGAGTTGATGTTCATACGATTTTTGTGGCGCGCTCGTCGCCGGGCTCCAATTTGACCATTACCTGACCCTGTTCGTAAAACCCGCCAAGAACGTTGCTGGTCACTTTCAAGCGCAATATGCGCGCTTGGTCCACCATGTCCACAATGCCATCGTCGCCCGTGAACACGTGAGAGCTGAGCGCCGTAATTGGGTTTTGCGCAAACGAGCGACCTTCAACAGTTACAGTAAGTTCGCCGACCTGATTAAAATCGGGCTCAAAGCGCATGATTCGCGTCATCTGGTCCAGGGTTTTGTCGCTGTCCTCGAATGGCGCCCCCACCGCAAACCCAAAGTTGCGTGACGTGAAGGAAGACTCAATAGCCACGGTGTCTTGGCCCACGGTCTTGTCCCAGCCATATTCATGCTGGTACTGAGTGTCAAGTTGCTGATTCTCTGGCGAGGCCTGTAGTACCGCCAACGCCGACGATGGGCCTGTAATGGTCTCTCCGCTCACAAATGTACCAGTAACGTCAGACACGTTGATCGATGTTGTGAGGACGCGACGCGCTATGCCGGTGGCGCCTGATGTACCTCCAGTCACCGTGACCCCTGGCGTGAATGCCGCTGTCATACTGGTGAAGTACAGAGTGGTGCCCGCCGCTACGTCTGCTGTGACGTTGGCGCTGAGGGTGATTGTTGTGCCGGTGTGCGCGAGCACTGTTGTGCCATTTGGAATGCCGGAGGCGCCTGATGCGACCATGCCGTTCACTATTCCGGTTGTGGCGGTAAATGTCAGTGTCGGTGAACCGGATAGCGTGATTGCGGAGTTCTGCAAACGCACACCGGTCGTGAGCAACTTGGTGATGTAGTGGTCCTCCGGGCCTGCCCATACGGGAGACCGGAATGTGCCAGTGGGGGCGCCCGCTGTGCGCTCCTTGACCGCGTCATACCACGTATTCTCACGATAGTTGAAGATCACGGCATGACCGCACTCGGTGTCTGTGCCACGCGGGTAGAACCACCAAATCTCACCCCAGCGAGCAACTTTCGTGCCCCAGACCTTGTTCTGGTGCGCGTAGTTCAGGTTGTCAAAGAACCAGTTCAAGTTCATCTGGTTCGGGAGCTCTTGCACCACCCCGTTGTAGAACAAGAAACGGTCAGTGCCCGGCCAAAAGAATTTTCCGTCGTGCTCGACCACAGCTTTCTTGCTGAGGATGCTCATCGGGTTGGATATGGTGTCAAACGACCACAGCGCGGTGCCGCCGACATATGACATGCGGATCAACGAGTCCAGCGCCCAGAACAGCCCTGCTGGTGACTGGCCGCCTCCACGCAGTGCGGCCCCGTAGACCACCTTTGTGCCAGCATAGTTGCCGGTCTGCGCCTTATTGGCGCCGCCCGTGGTCCAGCCCGAGCCCGTGCTGTAGTCGTTCGCATTGCTGTTGCGGATGAGCCCGTTGGAACCGTAGACCACAAGGAAGGGTTGCAAAACGCATACACCGCCGCTGGTGCGGATGTCGCCCGAGCCGTCCGCAATCTTCGCTAAGGGCACGTTATCGGCGATGTTACCTGCGTAGATGTAGCCCGTGGTGTCGCTGGCAAGGTCCAGTAGGTCGGGGCTGGACGCAGCGATGACCGCCGAGTACGCGCCGCCTGTGTTGGAGTACATCGACGCGTGGGACCATGTGAGGTTGGCATCTTTGGCGAACCCGATAGGCGTGCGGTCCTCAATCACGCCAGCAGACCCGTCCGCCGCAAACTGCACGCGCTGTACGCCCCACTGGCTGAACAAGTGCGAGGAGTTCACGCCGCTGCGGCTATCCACCATCACCGCGCGCACAGGCGCGTTGGCCAAGCGCGTCATCGCCTGGTAGCCACCCATTTTGCGGGGCCGTCCACGCTGGAACCTCACCCACACACCGTCAGCATAGTATGGAGTGTCCAACTCCGTGCCATCCCGACGGACACCGGGTTGGCTGGTGAATTGAAATAGCGTGTCAGCCATCAGCCCCTCGTCACAACTACATTGCGGTCCGTTGTGCGTTCGGCAGTCTCTTGTTTGAGGCTGCCGATGGACCCTTGGTACATGTCCTCCCACACTGCCTGCTTTGCGCTCTTTGCAAAGCGGCACGCCTCCACCATGCACGCAGCGAACAGCACCTGAGGGATGTTGAGCGTCATCCAGTTGCTGTCATTGGTATCAGTCAACGGCTCTAGCATTGCGTAGTACACCAACTCAAATGCTAGAGCCGGGCTCGTTGGCGGCGTAGGGCCGAACAGGAAATGCGTGGCGTTGTAATCGGCGTAAAACCGAGGTAAGCCGGTGGCAGCTGGGTCGGGCCAGTAGTTGCGCACGTACTCCAGGGAGCGCAACTTGAGTTGCTCGCGACGCCCAGCTGGAGTAGTGTAGTTGAAGGAGATGGTGGACTTCCAGAACGTGGGTTTTGGCATCACAGACGTAGCAGGCAGCGTGCCGGTGACTACTGCCTGGAACCCTTGCTGCTTCAGCTCGGTGGCGATGCGCCGCTCTGCCAACGCAATGAACGTTGGTATGCGGGCGCTGAGCGCGGCGTCAGGTCGCTCCATGTAGGACGGAATCATCTCCGTCAATTGCAAGTATGTGAAATTCTCCATGTCACTCTCCGTTCACCGAGCGTTTCACTTTGCCGTATTGAGCTTGGCAGCTTCTGAGGGCAGTTTGTAGTCGGTAGGTGTTGATAGAGTACCACGCAAGAAATTCTCCATCAGGCCGAGCCAGTCCTGCTCCGGTACATCCTCCAACACTAGCTCCGGCACCCGTGGGCACACCCGCGACGTTTGTGGGGCGCTCGGGGCGGTTACGCACGCTTGCAGCAAGAGCGTTATAGCGAGTGTTGCCCATAGCAATAGCCGCTGCGTCCATGACACGTTGAGCATCTGATTCCCCTTTCAATTTCTGGCTTTGCATCTCTGTATCGGCGACCAACTTGTTGTACTTGGCCGACTGCTCCGCCTTGTAGCTGTCGAACTTCGCTTGCGCTACGGCATGCCCGCGTGAGTAGCCGTTGTTGTCCACCCACCACACCAATCCAACGAGGGCAGCGGCAAGTGCCAGGGAGGCCCACACGCGAGGATCAAAGAGCCAACTCGGCATCACGCGACCCCGTTCTTGCGCAGTTTTAACCGCTCGTACAATGTCCACCCGGCGCCAGCTATCACCACCAACAGGATAAGCGGCACAGCCCACTGCCCCAACTTCTCAAAGCTATCTTTGAAGTCGTTGACTGAGTTCAACACGCTTGTGGCCATTGCCGCTGTAGCGCCAGCGCCGGTGACAGCGGCTGAGATATTGATCTTGCTTGTGGCCATGGTCACAGGCGGCTCAACTGACTGCGGCATACTGGCTGCGCCAGACACCGCGTCGTCATATTCTTGTCGTGCCGTGGGTGTCAGGAATAACGCGGCCTCGCGCGCTCGGCGCAAGGTCAACCCCTCACTAACTACGAGCTTGCCGTCCTTGCGGTACTTATTCCACATAGAAAATGCGCGTGCTGCTGCAGCGTCATCCCCAGCATTGAATGCCTTCAGGACAGTTGAGGTGCTGAAGCCTGGAACCTTTGGGCTGCCCATTCCGATGTTGAATGCCAGACTAATCATCGCGGCAAGCTGGTTTTCGTCCGGCACGCGAGTTAAGCATGCCCGCACCGCCTTCTCCCACTTGACCATGTCAGACTTAAATAGTGATCGCTCCTGTTCAGCCGTGATCGTGCGCCCAGTGCGTACATCCTCCATGGTCACGCCGTCTGTATGCCCGCGACCAATAGTTGGTATGCCAGCCGGGCACAAATACGCCTTGAGGCGTATGTCTTCAGACTGCGTAATTAGTTCTTCGCCAGCTTTGTTCATTTTCAGCTTCCAATAACAACACCAACAACAATGCTCAACACAGCAATGAAAAGCCACTTCGCAACAGTCACAAACGAGCTAAGACACTCTGTCTTGCTGTGGTTTTCGCTGCCACACACTGTGCAGTGCGTCGCCGCGTTGCGTGCGTGATTCGTGCTCATGGCCCAAATACTTTCTGCTCTACGGCATGCACTCGCGCGTCAAGTTTAATTGTGTGCATTTGAGCCTCATGTATTGAGTTGTGTATGCTGGCCAGCTCAGAAGCAGCCCACGCGCCTGTGCTGATAGCGGCGGCCTGCGCTAACGCCATCACCCAAGCGAACACAGTCCACATACCTTTGCCGCGATTCAGCATCTGCTCTGAGGCTTTGACGTTTTCTTCATACTTGTACAGGTGTGAGTCTAACTTGCCGCCGATGTCCCGAACAGTGACTGTATTCGCCAATAGCGAATTATTTATGCTGTTCAGGACAATCAAAAATGCTCGTTGTTTTGGATCGTCTTCTTCAGCGATCATAGTTTCGATATTCATGCTAATATCATCAAGTCTGCGGCGGCCTAGTTGTGACATTGCGCGCTCCGTTTTGTCCTGGTAGAGCTACTCGTTAGGCGTGTGGCTCGCGGCATCGGCTTCTGCTTGCGCAGCCAATTCCGCTGCACTGCGGTATGTGCCAGCTGAACGCGCAGACTCTTCAATGGAGGCGCACCGGAAGCACAAACGGATAAACGACTCTGCTGCGGGGTCGCCGTTCGCGCGACGCAGGGCCACTTCCATGGAGTCGTCGCCTAGGTACCGTCCGTGCGCAGCCAACTCGTCTTTCTCTTCGGGCGTGAGGTCTTCAACGGTACGGTACACTTCAACAGCAGCCTCGGTGGGCGGCTCGCCTAGATTGAGGTCCGGCGTCTCTAACTGGCGCGAGAAAACCGCTTCAGCCGGGTCTTGCTTGGTTGCGTCTGGGTTCTTGCTCATAGCGACACTCACTTTCCTCGAATGACCCGCGTCAGCGCTCCGACCACCGGACCGCCTCGTTTGAGGTGCTGTTGAAAATTGAAACTGGGCGCCGCCGACGTCATCCGTTGCTGCTGCGCGTTGTACAGGGCGTCCAGCACCGGTGTGTTGAACTGGGACGGTGCAGAGGCCCCTACGGCGGGCGGTTGGGGGTAACCCTGTGGGTAGCCCTGCCCACTGCCGTAAACGCTGCCTGGCAACACCGTAGACCCGCCTACGGGTGCCTGCACGCCAGGTCCCACACCCAGCCCGGTGGGTGGTGAGGCCGGGCGGGGCGTAGCCTGGCGGATGGGGGCCATGTTTTGAGCAGCCGTAGTTCCCGGAGCTGACCCGCCAACAACCACACTGGGCGCGGCTGCAGCTGCAGCGTCCGCTGCGGGGTTGGGTACGCCTGCAGCATTGGGGTCATGTAACGGGTCTCTATGCATGGCTACCGGCACACCCATTACGTTCAGATACGAAGCGTTGGGATCCTGCCCGGCAAAAGGCTTTGCGTAGGCAGATTTGACGGTGGTGACTCCCTGCCAGCCGTCACGCACCCCGGCGTTGGTGAAGTAGTTATTCCAGTCCTGCACAGGGATGCCTGTAGCCTGGGACAAGGTGCCGACGTCGACGCCGAATTGCTCCATCGCCGGGATCAGCAGCTCCGGGTTGCCCCGGTTAGCCATGGTGAATTCCTTGATAGCTGCGAGTTGGTCTGCTGTGAATGCCATGATGAGTTCTCCTACAGGACTTTGATGCCGTTCTTGTAGACGTTGCCGTTGCTGGTATCGATTTCGAAGATGGGTGTGTTGCGATTCTTCAGGCGCAGCCGGCCGCCTTCCCAGGACAGCGAGATGTCGTCGTATCCATCGAAGCAGATACGTTGTCCAGCTCTCATGCGAATCGTGGTATGGTCTTCAGAACCTGACAGGTCAAGCGTGACAATGTGCTTGCCCTCGACATGGATCGCTCGCGTGGAGTCTTTGCCTTTGAGGTACAGACCAGCGTTTGTATAGTCGGTCATGCACACGCCGTACATCCAGCGCGCCCAGTCCGAGCCGCCGCTGGCGCCGCCATAGATCGCGTAAGTGGCCTGTGCAGCAGTCTTGATGCCTTTGCGCCCCATCGGCCCGTCGCTCACGACCAGATGGATACCGTAGCGTTGCCCATTGTCTGGGCCTGACGCACCAACATCAACTTCAAGCGAGCGCATAGCCGCGTTCTTTGACGGCACGTCTGAGTCGCACACCTCAATGCAGCCGCCCCAAGTTCCGCCAGTGCTGTGCGTGTTAGCCTGCGCATAGAACCCGCAGTTCTCTCCCGCCGTGGCGTAGTTGTCCAGCAGGAACAGTGCATTCCACTCGAAGGCCTGCACATCCTTGCCGCCGATGGTGTAGGCGTACAGCCCCACATTGACATGACCGGGAGTGCCACCGACCGCATTGGTGGTGTCGCGCGTAACATGCAAACCGCCTTCATAGGCGTCCTGCGCGCTGGCCGGCTTTTTGATCTTGATCCCGTTGGTGTTGTAGTCCATAGTGGGCTCCTATACAAGCATGTCCTGGTGACGCGGCGTGATGCGGCTGACCGACTCCCGAAAGCGCGGGGTTGAGAATTGGTCGATGAAGGCCTCGGTCAGCTCGGAACAGAACCATGCGTCCGGCTCCTGCCAGTCCCGGCGCACGATCCAGCTCAAGAGCGCGGTCCAGTCGTAGGGTTTGCCCACTTGCTCACGAAGCCAGACGCGGGACTCCTTCAGCCGCTCAGTGGCTACGGTGATGTCGCGCACTTCATGCTGCGGGTAGTGCTCCAAAAAGTACCCTGCCTCTCTAGCGCGCACGCCGCCGCCTGTAAGCGTGCTGTCATACACAATGTTCGTTTCTTCGTCCAGGATGGCCGAATGGCTCCAGCGGCTCCACATCAGGAAGCGCAGCAGGAAGCCCCAACGGTTAGTGCAAAGAACGAGTTGCATGGTTAGCCCCCGAAGGCCGAGGGCCAGCCAGTTGAGTAGTCGTAAGCCGATGGCTCAGGCGCGGCACGCGCGCCAGCCAGATGCATCTCGGCGTTGGCAAATACAGCCATGTCGAGCGCGGCGGTGGCCTGGAAGATGGCCGACGCGATGGCCGGCGTCATGGTAACGAAACTGCCATCCATCGTTTTCCATTGCACCGCCGGCACCGACGCGCCCATCAGCACCAACCCAAGCTGTTGGATGCGGCTGTCTCGGTCCGAGTGATACCACTTGCCAGACACCAGTATGCCGCCAGATTTGCGCCGGTCGCGCTCGGCCTTGATGGCGACCTCTGCCTGCGCGAGTCTGATGGCCTTTTGTTGGGCCAGTTCGGCGGCGGTGGGTAGCACGATCCCCGCTTCGACCGTGGCGATCAGTGCCGCGTACTCTGCGATGCTGCCTCCCAACGTGGCCACATCATCGCGGAACATCTGCATCTGCACATCGGCGTAACTGTGGCATTTGACCTGCGCGCCCCCAGCATCGACCCATGTGGCCTCGACGCTTTTGGTTGCAGGGTAGTGGATGACGGATGCGAGCGTGATCATGATTGCGCAACCTTGGTGACATGAAACCGAATCCCTACGGACTCAGAAAGCGCCCCAGCCGACACGTTCTTCAACGCAACGACCGCTGCGGCAGTCCCAGAGCTAGCCCAAACGTTGTAGTTGGCGGTACTGACGATGCCGCCTGCGTCCAATTGCACATTAACCATATCGGATGAGCCAATCATTGTGTTGTTAAGATTAAAGATCACGGTACTGCCTGCCGCAAGCGAGGCCGCATCCATTGTGATTTTTCCCGCTGGCTTATTGAGCGTGACCGTGGTGCTCTTGCTTGTCGCCTGCGTCACCGTGCCCCCTGCACCTGTGCCGTAGCCAAGGAGGGCTGGAGTTGTGACGAGTAGGTTCTTGTTGTTGTCGATGCGGGCTGCTTCCGCATTCCCTTGGATAAACACAAGCGGATGAGAGGTTAGGTTGCCAATATTGGCTTGTGTGTTAGTGACCGTCTGCATCACAGTCACTACGTTGTCATTGGCTGCGGCTACGGTGGAACTGGTGGTCCCCGACCTATACACGTCAAGCGAGTAATTAGGGCTGCGCCCCAGCCCCACATTACCACTTGCATCTTTGATAAGGCCCCCATTACCGACATTCAATGTGTCTGTAGTCGCATCCCCAAGTACGTTATTTCCGGAGGTGTTCAGCGTAGTGAAACTCCCCGCTGATGTACCCCCAGTAATATCTGAGGTCATTGCTACCGTGCCGTCTTTGTCCGGCATCGTCCAGGTACGTGCAACCGTGGCTGCAGTCGTGAACCAGCTTGTGATCGTGTTGGCGGCGTTGCGCAGGTTGAGTTTGAACAGCGTCAACCCAGGATAACCACCTGATGCGTCCTTGTTGGATGTCACCTCCGTTGCAATGTCGCCAGACCCCATCACACTCGTGCCGTTGATGGTCTTGATGTTTGTCCCGCTCACCAGCGTGGCCTGCAACCCAGCAGGGGCTACGGTGAACGTAATCACTCGAGTAGCGCGCACAATCGTGAACACGGAACCAAGCGACGCACCAGCGTCGTCGTATGCGAACAACTCCAAGTTTGAGCCCGCATTTGCGCCGGACTCCGCGACATTGTTCGCGTTCAGCGACCATCTGTCGCTGGCAGCAGTGCGCAACTTGAACGACCCCGTTTGCCCTGCCACGCGGCTAACCACAGATTGCGCTGCGCCAGCAGTAGACTCCACCTGGCCTGTGACGGACCCGGACCCGGTGGACTTCATACCGGCGCTGTCGATCTTGACCGCCTGTACACCGTTGATGGTCGCTGCAAGCTCGTTAACACCGGGGGAGTACCAACCATTCGACGCAGTCCCGATGGCGACAGATGGGGTGGAGGCGCTACCCGAGGCGAACACAAGAGCTGTGATACCGCCGGAAAGTGACGTGTTGGCATTGATGATGTTGGTGCCATCGCAAAACAGGATAGCAGCCTGACCCGAGGACACGCTGACGGAGGTACCGCCACCCACGCACCCGAACGTCAATGTGTACGCTCCGGTCGTGTTGTTGGACACGTAGTACACCTGCACCACAGCGGGCATATTGACGGTCTGGTTGCTGAGCAGCACGCCCGTGTACGTCTGCACCACGTTGCTCGCTTCGGTCAACGTGAGGTTGTCCGTACCCCCGTCGACCACCTTGCTGAGTTGGGTGAAGTTGAACTGGGTGTTGCGCCCACGCCCCACGGTAGACCAGTCCGAAGCCCCCATATGCACGAAGCACGACTCGCTCGCCACCAGTGCAATGCTGGCAGAGCTATCAATCAGGCTCCCGCCCACTGGCGCAATTGTAAGGGTGCCGGAGCCCTGGTTGCGCACTTCTATGGAAAAGTCGCTCGTGGAACCTGCTGTCGTGGGTAGCGTGAGCGTACCGCTGCCCCCGGTCCACAACAGCACCTTGCCACGGTCGGAGCTCACTACCGTGTAGTTCGCGCTGAACTCTGTCAGCACTGGGGCGAAGTTCAGCGTGTTGGAAATTGCCTTGAGTCCATAGCCCACGAGCTGTGAGGCATCTGGGCTGCTCGAACCAACACCCAACAGGGTCACGCGCCAGGACCCGGCAGCCGTGGACACGTCGTACAGGTAGAGCAGTTTCACCTGCCCGGCCGTGACGGTTGCTACCGTGGCACCTGCGGCGTCCAGTACAGTGAACGACTCAGAGCCGCAGTTGTCGAACAGCACCTCGTAGCCGTTGGAGGCCAGCCGGCAGTCCGGCAGCGTGACGCTTTTGCCGGCTACGGAGGCATCCACCTTCATGATGGTGGCGATCTGGTTGCCTGTGCTAGCATACTCCGGCCACACGGTCGTGATGCTTGCTGTGAGGCTCACAGCGCGGAAAGCGGTGTCAGCTGGAGCTACCGAGGCGCCGCCGAATACGTCAGTGAAACTGGTCATTGTCAATTCTCCCTAGTCCAACGGCTCGTCGGGGCGCGGGTATTCCAACGTGATATCCTCGGTGCGGCGCGCGGGCAGTCTGTACGGGTCCAGTTGATCCGCGCAGCCGGGGCAGACGCGCAACCCTGGTGCGTTGGGGTCCGATATCAGCGTGGACAGCACCACCTTGAAGTGGCACCGGCCGCACACGCCTATCGGGTCTGCACCCAGGTACAAGCTCATTTGTTGTATCTCCCGATATTGGGGGTGATACGGATTGGCGCGCCGTCGGACTCGCCGTCCTCCGCTTGCGCCAGGTGCTCAGCGGCCTTTTCCTCAAGGTACTGAAGGCGCCCGTCTGGCAGCTCCCCCGCAGGCAGCTCGACGGCACAGCGGCACGCTAGGGTCAGTATCACCGACTCTATCCAACGCTGCGGGATGTCCAACGTGTTGGACAAGTCGCCAACGTCTTCAATGTGCCGCTGAGTCCATACCACAAGCTGCCCGGTCGCGTCCGCCGTCACGGGCCACACCCACATGCGCGGGGCGGTGGCCTGCTTGTCGTACCAGAACTGAAGACTTTTTGAGCCGCTGGAGGCGACGAATGTCTTATTTGGTAGCGCCACGTAGTCGTCGTTGGACAACTTGCTCATCGGCACTTCATACGCTGCGTTGTTGAACGTGAGCGTGGACACGGTAGGCAGCGTGCCGCTGGTGTCGCGCACCCGCCAGTAACGCAGTGACGCGCTGTTGTCCAAGTCACAACAAAGCCACGCGCCCGCTGCCGCCACGCTAGCCGGTGTGAAAGCCGCGTATTGCACCCAAGTCACCCCGTCTGTGGACCCCTCCACCACCAACGTCGTAGTGACTGCTGATGCGAACTGGACAGCGACATTGGACACAGATGCTTCTGCACCAGAGCCAAGGTCCAGGCCCTGGTAACCCGCGCCGCTGAGCGGTGTGCCGGTCAGCGTAGTCTGCGTGCGATAGAGGGCGTTGAGCACGTCTACGGTGCCCACAGGCAAGTCATACACCGCGTGGTTAGCCAGAGTGCCAAGCACGTGCTTCCGAACGCACCACAGGCTCAGCCCTCGGTTGGCCAAGTCGCTCAGCAAGAAGAACAGATTGTTCTTTGCGGACAGCTGCAACTCACCCGATATGGTAGAGGCCAGCTTACCGCAACGCCGGTATGCGTGCTCGATGATCGTTGTGACGTCCGTGACCGTCTGCCCAATCGTGCCGGAAGTTGCCATGATGCGTTACAGTATAGAGCCGCCCGCTTGCGTGATGTACCATGCATTAGTCGCGCCGTTGGTGACGGAGTTGGTCTTGAGCCTTACCGCCTGGCTACCCGCCGTGGCCTGGCCGGAAGTTGTAGCTGCCTTTGCCGTGAGGGCCGAAATGGCAACCCAAGGGCACGCTTCGTGCGCATTGTTGAATGGGTTGGCGTAAGTTTCCTCCACGGTGAAGTTGACAGTGCCCGTCACAGCCACCGTCATCGCAGCTTGGGCAATGCTGCGCCACTCCAATGGTATCATAGCGCTTACCGATTCAGCCGCAACGCCAACAGACACGACCAGACCGCCCATCGTGGCTGATGGCTGGATGGTGGTGACGGTCTTGAAGTGCTTGGTGCTTGTGACCGTAGAGGCCGACGCTGGCCCAACAATGCCGGTCTCTGTCTGCGCAGCGTCGTTGGCGTCAGTTCCCACGATGGTAAACGTCACCCCCGCCAAAGTACCCTGCACCGGTGAGGTCAACGTCACCAAGTGCGCCAAGCTATCCGTCGTAGCAGGTGTCGTCACAGCGGTCGCTGCGCCAGTGCTGGTAAACGTCTGAGCATTGAAGGCGGTGGTGAGCGCCGTGATGGGCAAGTACGGGCCAAGTTGTATCGGACGCATCGCGTTCCCCTTTAGAAAGTAGACGCCGGGGGCGCTGTCGCCACCCCCGGAGCTGGCTTACACCTGCGGAACGCCCACCGCGCCGATGCGCGTCGCGTTCGGGCCACAAGCCAGCGCAGGCAACGCAATCAACATCACGAGTCGCTTAGTGCCGTTAGCCGCGCTGGACGGTGTAAAGCACCCACGCACGTCCGTGGTAGACGCTGTGGCGGGACTGGTCGTGTCAGCAGCAACAAAGGTGCCCGCGTCAGCCGCGAGCGTCGCATTCCACTTCACGTTGACAACGTAAGCAACGTCAGTCACCCGCAAAGGCAAACCCAGCTTGTCGTTGAAGCCCACAGTCAGGCCGTTGGTGCCCGCCGTGGCGTTGGCATTGGTGACGCTGATGATGGTCTTGAAAGCCTTGGTGGTTGCCACGGTACTGGTGGTGGGCGCGGCAATGGTCTGCGTCATTCGCTGGCCATATTGGTCGTAGCCAGTGATGGTATACGTGGCGGTGTTGGCGCCTGCTGCTGTGACCGTAACGCAACGCGGCACGTCTAACACATACTCAGTGGTACCGTCGCCGCGCACGCGAGCGGTGACGCCTGTGCCTGCTGTGAGGGTGAAAGAGGCGCCGATGCCAGGGTTCTGTGAGCCAGCGAGCCCTGCGGCCTGCAACGTGACGGGCACAACGTCCCACACATACACACGCCCGAGTGGGCCAACTCCAAGCTCCATGGGAGCCGGGTTGCCGTTGAGCGTTACGTCATCATTGGGGATCGACACAGGGCCGAGGCGAATATCGTCTGAAACATGCATGGTCTGCTCCTTGAAAAGTTTGACCGTTCACTACATACAAAAACAGGGGCACTAGAAGCCCCTGTTCTACACTCACTCACTCGCTCGCTCTCGTCATACCCCAGGCGTGCACCAAACGGCGCGGGGGTCAGTCCAGCCTTCAATGTACCGCTCCGTCGCTTTGTAGCGAGTCGAATCGGTTTCGAAGTCGCCTTCCATCTTCTTCTCCATCTTGCGGCGCATGATGAGCTTGAGACCCTCGGGTGCGTCGGTCTTGATGAACCAAGCGGTGGTGGACGTCAGTCGCGACAACACTGCCGGGTCTTGGTCCAAGGAGCCCATGGACTTCACCGGGTTGATGTCGTTGTTGCTGGTGCCAGCGCGCAGCACAGACTTCAGCAACACCTCAGCCTGGAACACGTTGTCCGGGCTGATGACCAATTTCTTGGGCGTGATGCGAATCTTTTTGCCGGTGTTGTCCACAGCCTTGCGGACTTGGATCAGCATCTGCTCGAGCGAAGTCTGCGACAGCGCCGCTGGCGTGCTCAACAGGTTGCTGAACACGCCACCCTGCAGTGGGTGCGATGCGTTGCCCAGGGACACGCCATCGCCGCCGATGTACGAGCCGTTGAAAGCCCGGTTGAGCACGTTGGCGGTGCGCGTTTCCTTGGTCTCGATCAACGACTGCGCCAGGTGCTTGCTGAACGTGGAGCCCAGGCTCACATGGTCACCATCTTCGACCAGCACCTTGGTCAGCGCGAATGCCAAACCGAACACCTTGTAGGTGTAGCGCTTGGTGAATAGCACGCCGCCTTGCTGGTACGTCACAGGCAACCCGTCAGGCAGCTCCGGCGCAGCGCCGAACCCGTAACCAATGGGCTCTTCAAAGTACGCACGGGGGATAGTGGCTGTGACCTCGTCGAACACCTGCTTCCACTCGTCCTTGCGCTGGTCGTAGACCCCGTCGAAGAATTTGTTGAGAATGGGCTCGACAATGGCGCGGAAGTCGGTGCTGCGCATCACGTTGCCCGCAAGCAGCAGTGTGCCCGCAGACTCCGCACTGCCAGTGACTTGCAGCACCAGGATCGAAACAACCGCGAGCGCCAGCATCTGCAAGGCGAACTTCCAGTCAGTAAGACCAGCAACAAAAGATTTGAACGATTTCATGTTGATGCTCCTTAGACTGCAACAGTCGGTGCGCGCAGTTGAGACTGAGCCAGCGTCACGCGGGCCACCGTGAAGGCGTCACCGGGCGCGTTGTCCGGCGCCAAGCCGAAACCGACGATGCGGAATTGCTTTTGCGCAGCGGCACCGGCCAGCGTCGTGCTCAATGCAGTTGCGGAAATGCCGGTCAGCACTGAGCCGGACCCAATCACCACATCAGCTTCATCGCCCACGGCCGTTTGAGGCACGGACCCTTGAGACTGGATTTCATACACGATCTCAGGATCGGTGTAGACGTAGGCTGTGACGTTGGTTGCCACTTGGCCTGCTGGCCAATAGTCGCTGTACGTCGGCTTACCGTTGGCGTCGGTGTATTCCACGCCATCGAACACGCCCAGCAGTGCAGCTGCTGCGGTGCCCATAACAACGGTGCCGTTGGTGTTGAGGATGACCGGATCGCCTTTGAATATCGCTGTGCCGTAGGCAGAAGCGATACTAAAGATCGCCGGTCTCACGGACCCCGAGGGGTGGTAGACTGGGATTAGCCCTTGCGGGGCAGCTGTTGCACTCATTGAGCACTCCTTGTAAAATGACAATCACGAATGGACTTGCGTCCGGTTTGCGAGTCGCCAAATTGTCCAGGAGCTGATCAGCTCAACCTTGCAATTTTACTGACACGTGATTCCGGGGCCGGGCGCCGTTTGTTCAACAGCTATTTACACGTGGCCCCAGAACTGTTAAGAGGATTATAACCTTGATTTATTAAAACGTGGGATTTAGTTTTTTAGCGTTTGCAATACGCGTCTCCATCTCATACAAACCATCCTCAGAAGTGTCCGCTGCCGCTATCCCGTTCTTGGGGGCATTGCTAACAACGGTCTCTTCTTCTTGCAACGGACGTTTGTGATGGAAGTGACGCATGATGGATTGATACCGCGATTCTTCAATCTTGCACAGAATCATCTCGTTACAGCGGATAAACCCGCCGGTATCAGCGCTCGATGCCGCGCCCGCGTTGGGGTCAAAGGACGGCATCTCAGCTTGCTGCACCGGCACATACCCTAAACGCTGACGCCGGGCTAGTGTGTCATACGGCGAGTTGGTTGTGAGCCAACACAAATGCCAGCCTGCCAAGTTGGGCGGTGAGGGGAGTGCGACCTGTGTGAACTCATCTTCCAAGAACGCATCGTATTCCGCGTCCGAAGACAAGCCCGTACCTGCGCGGTCAGCGTTGTCTTCATCATCCAGCCCGCGTGCGCCGCGCGCCTCGGGCGCTCCGCCAGACTTCAAACGTTCGTCTGTTCTGTTGTTTCGTGTTGCCATGTTCAGCTCCTTGCGTTGTTGCGATCGTAATCGCGGTACTCTTTAATCATCTTATTGCGCTCCGCCACGTTGTCCCACATTCCGGCGGACTTGATGGCTTGCACGCGCTCGGGTGACAGGGTGTAGCTCCTGCCGCCGTTGGGCGTTGCGGGCGTAGAGGCGGTAGAGCTGCCGGTGACGGCAGACCGTTGTGGCGCTGGTGCTGACGCCCCGTTGGGCTTAGCCCTGTGTGGCAAGTACTTAGCTGCGCGCCGCTCCAGTTCCTGCCAGTAGGCGTCCGTCGTGGGGTCCCACCCTTCGCCAGATAACCCGTTGTCCAACAGCGTCAGCACTTTGCTATCTGGGTCATTACTTTGGGGCCCGCCATACCACTTGTTACGTCCTAGGAACGCGGTTGACTTAGACACCATTACGGGGTCTAGGGGCTTAGGCGCGTTGATGGCGCGGGTGGCGTTGTCCTTAAAGAGTCGCAGCTTCTCGGCGCGCTGCCGGGCAGCAATCATGTACTCCGTGGCGTTGGCCACCTCCGTACCGTTGCCCGCCGTGGTCGCGGCGGCGATCACGCTCTTGAAGTGCTCTGCGGCTTGGTCGGCTTGCGTAATGTAGGTATCAATCTGTGCAATTTGCGCCCCCGCGTTGGCATCTTGAATGCCAGCTACTTGCTGGGAAAGCGCCTGATTGCGCGCCTCCAGTGCGCGCAGTGTGGCTTCCAGGTGTTCCACGCGCTCGCGTGCCCGCGCACTGCGCGACTTGCGCTCCCTGCGGCGCCGTTCCCGAATGGCCTCACGTTCAGCGTCGGTCTCTGCGGCGTCCAGTTCCTCGTCGACCTTGGCTGTGGTCTCATCTTCCTCGTCAGACAACGACGCAACGACCGGGTCTTCCAGGTCGGTGTGAGTTTCTGCCTGGTCCGGCGTGCCGCCGATAGCGGCACTACCGTCGGCGCCCAATACGAGGTCGTCGGGCAGGTCCTGGTCGTCTGCGCTTTTCGTGGTTTCACCCATTCTGTTCTCCTTCTGGTGTGTCAAGTACAAATGATGGCAACCCAAGCCGGGATACCCACCGTTCCCGTTCCAAGTCGGGCATATGTGGGTAAGCGTATGAGTAGAGCTGCTCAATCGACTCATTGTTGCCGCTCAAAGCGGTTTGGAAGTTCATGGAGATTTTCTCCGTGCGCTCCAGGTCTTGCCGTACGCGCGACAACGCCTGGCGGACCGCTTTCAGCTCTGACTCCGTGCGTCGGCGCAAAGATTCACAGCGGTCTGCGTCCCTGGCGTACTGTAAGATGCGCGCGTTCATGATCTCCAGATCGCTCCGGAGTATCCAGCGTGCGAGGGCCTTGATCATGTCAAGTGCGCTCGTACTTTGAGCACGTCGCCTGTGTACTTGCCAATGAGGTCGCCGTCGTTAAGCACCACAAACAGTACCGGCTCCAAGCCATCTTTCAGGTCGACAGACCAACGATCCCCGCCCCAGCGTGGCACCTTCACGTAGTCGCCGACCTTAGCCCACACGCCCTCGGGCCAGTCACTGCCGTCAGAGCGCTTTTTGAACGCTAGCGGGCCCACCGCGATGAGCTTACCGACTTGACCGTTGTAAGCCTCGGTTTCCTTGGTGGCGGGTGCGAGGTAAATGCCGGAGGAGGTCTTGGCTACTACGCGACGCACCTGCACAATCACACGGGGGCCAAAGGGCGTGAACTCCGGGTCGATGTCGGGGAACATCTCACTGAGCTCTTTGTGGGAAACGTCCAGCCCCTGGCCATAGGGCGGGATAACGGGCAGACCGCTCATAGCAGGCCTCCTTGCAACAACATAAATTGATGAACCACAGCGCAGAAGATGTAGTCTTTGGCTTGTTGCTCAACGGGCAACTCATTGAAAGGCAGAATGCACGGATGCGTCTTCGCCTCGGGGTCTTTCACGTCGCCGTGCACCCAACCTTCTGCGACTTTTTGCTTCATCCAACTGACATGCGACGCCTCGGGACCGGCATCGGGCTGGCTGGAGTGAAGGTCCACCCCGGCTCGGGCGGAGGCCCGTTGCCAATCCGGGGCGTCTGCCCAAGCAGGCTGACTGTAGTCGCCAAGGGCTTGGCAGTAGGCACGATTGATTTCGTGGCAGGCGCGTGCCACAGATTCGCGTGAGATAATGAAGCTCATAGGGTCGGCTCCGGGATATCCTTGTTCAGGACGCGGAGTTCTTTGCTCAGTTGCAACTGTGATTTCAGTGAATAGCCCATCAGCGGCCAAATCTTTTGCTTGGCGTTTTCACGGGCAACCTTGCGGCCGATCTCTGCATCGAAGTTCTCAGGCGAGGCGCAAGCTGAGTCACCGGTGACGGTGAAGCCGTTGCCAAGAACCAAGACGCAGAATGTCACTAGGTCAAGTGCCGCTGGGTAGCACACCTCCACTATCGACCCGGTAGTGCCAGGCGCGCCAGCCGCGTCACACACGCCGTCTGCGGCGGTGAAGTAGTGCTCGCTGACGATGTTGGCCTCGATGTCGTCTGAGGTCACCCGGGGGGCCGAAAGGCCCTTGGCTTGAATGTCGCGCTCAATAGCGTCGCATGCGTTCATAGATTCTCCTAACAGAATCGCCCAGATTAAGACTGCTGGGCACCAGTGGTGACGGACTATCTTCCGTCGTCGTCTTCATCTCCGGTCATCGCCTCACGGATGGCCTGAATGGTTTCGGAGAGCTCGCGGTAACGC